ATGAAATTGATGCTAAGGTCTGGAGTGGTAATTTAGTAGATCTTTGTGGGACTTCATCTAATAATGCAATTCCAAAGTTTCTAAACACGGATGGTACAATTTGCAATTCTATAATATCAGACTGTGGGAGTGGGGTGGTTGTTAATGGTAATATATGCGCGACTGGTAATCTAAGTGCTACAGAAGTGGTAGCTGATGACTTAGTAATTTCTAATTCGGTGAACGTTGGTAATCTAAGTGCTTCTGGTAATCTAAGCGCTTCTGATATAGTAATTTCTGATAAGATAGTTTTTGAGGTAGAGCCGCCCGGCGACATGAATCGTATTACTTTTGATAATGGCCTTATGACTTTTTACGCTGGAAATGATAATCCAGCTATACAGCTAGAACCAGACAAAGTTATTATAAATGAAGATGCGGATTCAACTATAGATTTTTGGGTAAGGAGTGGTGCTGTTTCCGGCCCGGCTTTATATGTAGATGGAGGTAATGGTTATGTTGGTGTTAACTGCAATACGCCAACTGAACAACTTACAGTTTGTGGTAGTCAAACTATCTCGGGATCATTGAGCGCGAACGCTCTCATTAGTCAAGGTAGTTTAAGATTAACAAACTTACCAACATCTGATCCATTAATTGCAGGTGGAATTTACTATTGCCCAACTGATAAAATTTTAAGAATATCTTGCGTCACGTAAATCTTAGTTGAAAATTCCGATTTTGCTATTAAATTATAGTAATGTCAAAGCACGCTATATTTCATATCGAAGGAGGTATTGGTAAACATGTAGCCTCTACAGCTGTAGTAAAAGCATATAAAAAACAAAATCCGGATCGGAAGATTATTGTTGTTTGTGCGTGGCCAGAGGTGTTTCTCAATAATAAGGATATACATCGAGTTTTTAGATTGGGTAACGTACCTTACTTTTATCAAGATTATATACACGGTAAAGATGTAGAGGTATTCGCGCAAGAGCCCTATAAGCAGACAAGTCATATTACTAAAAAAACGCATCTAATCAAATCGTGGTGTGATATGATAGGCGTTAAGTATAACAGCGAGAAGCCATATATACACTTCAACTTGAGAGAGAAAGACTTAATTGATCCTCAACTCGCTTCATTACAGAAAAATAAACCATTATTACTGTTTCAGCCGTTTGGAGGTCCAGGCAAGGAGCACCAACAACATCCATACTCATGGGTCCGTGATATCCCGCCGCCTGTAGCTCAAGAGATCGTGACTAAGCTAAAGGAGCAGTATATGATCTTACATGTTTGTTATGACTTTCATCCAAAGTTAGAAGGAGCTATTAGATTCGAAAAACAAGTATCTAAAAAGGAACTTTTCAATCTTATTAATTTTTCCGATAAGAGACTCCTCATTGATTCATCGTTGCAACATGCAGCCGCGGCTCTAGATAAGCCATCAACAGTGGTATGGGTAGGTACTTCACCTAAAATCTTTGGTTATGATATGCATAAAAATGTATTACCTAAAACAGAGTTTCCTGAAGGTCATATAGATAGTTATCTTTATGATTATAACTTCACCGGTGCAGTGCATGAGTGTCCATATGATGAATTTAAAGAAATTCATACCGCGAATAGTATTATTAAGAGTCTTTAAATTCTAATAATTGATGACTGGGCTTGATATGTAGTAGCCCATCCTGCTTCGTTTGCTGTTATGATAGTAAAGTCTCCTGAGGTTGAGAGCGACGAAGCAGGAAAATACATGGTAACAATATTATCGTTACCGGACGAATAATACGAACTATCCAACTTGTAACCTGATATTGTAGGGGATTTAGCAGATGTAATTACCTGATAATTGGTATGAAAGTTATCTACATTGGAGGAGAGGTAGTAACTGTTACTTGCGTCAAACCTTTTACCATAAAGAATAAAGCTATTATCATAGCTACTCAATATAGTAGTTAAACCACGCGCAGCGTTAAAGGTCCCTGTAGTAGCATAGAAGATATTAGTGAACTCTGGGATACCTGATATAGTGACTGTTTCTGTATATGTTTTTGGTAATGTATCATTATTTCCAGATAATGTAGCATAACCTTGTTGCTCATACGTAGCGAAATCTAATTCTTTACCTTCCGGGTCGTATATTCTGTTAGCAAGATTAACATTAATAAAATTACTATCTACTCTATAAATAGTTTTCTGTATATCTTTCGGCTCTGGAAATAACCAACCTTTGATTGTAAATGATGTATCAATAACTACTCTAAATTTATCTGAATAGGTAACATCTGTAGGTGTACTATAATTTAAGTCACCAGACCATAATACCTCGGACCTTATTTCTTGCTCGTAGTCAGCACCGAAGTCAGCGGGTACCTTCCAAGATAAGATAATGTATGGGTTGTTATAAGGGACAAAATTTGATATAATTTGATCAGCGTCCGCCATATAACGTGTCATTATTGACATACTAACTGATAAATCCACCGGTACTGGCATTAAGAACTTAGAAGCCTTATTCGGATTTTCATCTAATTGGCCTGGTAGATAAGAAGGGGAAAGTTTATTAAAAACTCTAGATTCGTCTCTAGTAACACTGGTTAGATTTACTGCTACTACCGGTAGTGTGAGATTTTGTGCTTTATTAACTATATCGTACATTACTCTTTGCTTTGGAGCAAAGACGTACCTTACATCAATATTTTGCTTAGCATTACGATCTTTATCGAAACGCGAAATGACCGTATCATCAAACGCAGCTACAAACTGTGTAAGAAGATCTTTAATCTCGAAATGGTATGCCCTGTTACGCACTATATATATTTATTACGCAAATCGGTCTAGATAGTATTTAGGGAGCTTATGTCTGTTTTTTACTATACTCTCTACAATTGCAGCATCTAGTATATATGTTATACAGTGATCTTTATGAGATCGTATACCTCTACCGCAAGCTTGAATTAATGAACATAGCATTTTATTTTGATACCAGTCAAAATCCTCTTTCATTAGATTCTCAATACGCTTATCTTTAGTAGGAAGATATGGCGCCTTAATAATAATTTGAAATCTAGCTAGATCATCCTTAAGATCAACCCCATAAGACATGGATGGTGATATAAGAACGGTAGGATCATCGGTTTCCATATGCTGCTCCAAAATAACTTCATTTCGTACACCCGGCTCTCGTATTAAGAATCTACGATCTGTGAGATTTTCTGATAAGAAGTTAGTAATACTCTTATTTTGTGAATGTATAATACCCTTTTCGTTTTTATGAAACTCACAAATTTGAGCTATCTGTTTACATACCTTAGGTAAGTTCTTTTGCATATTATAGTAATTTAACTTTACCTTCGTATTGCAATAAATCGGCGCATTCTTTGCATCAAACGTTGACTCAGCCTCAATATACTTATAGTTATCAATACCTAACGACTTACAAAAATTCTTAGGATCAATAATAGTTGCCGACATAAGAATTACCTTATCAGCATATTTAAACAAATAATTCGATAGCTTGTCTACCTTAAGAGGCATAAAGGTAATAGCCTTACTATCTCTCTCAAAAATATACTCACTATCATACCAAGTTTCTAGTATAAGTGATAACTTACTGTGTAGATTACCGAGAGCAACTAACTCGTTCTTCTTTTGAATAAGATATTTAGTTTTAACCTTACTGGTACTCCCGATTGCATCCTTTAACCAATCGATACGTTCTTTTAGTGATAGTACTAAATAGTTTATCCATTTTTCAACGTTAGTACTCTTAGTTAAGAATGGTTTAACCTCTACTTCGTTCTTGTAAAGAAACTCAAGGTTAATAGTACAGCTAAACTCTTTAACTAATTGATCTTCTAATTCCGATGCTTCATCGCAAATCAAATATTCACGTTTTTTAAGATGTTCAGGTAATGCAAAGAACATATTATAGTTAAGGGTATTGAATCGTGAAGTTAGAGCTTTATTACGTTGCTCATAATACGAGCAGCACTTCTTACTCCAGCACTCTTCACGAAGTTTCGGTAGATGTAAACATGGTGCCACCTCGACCGAGTAATCCTCATCCACAACACAGTTGTAGTTCGACTTACCCTTTAATACCTCTACGTCGTTAAATAACTCTTTATATTGATCTTGCAGAGCCTTAGTAATTGTTAATGCTGTGCAGCCAAACGACTTCTCCTCATTACATTCATCCTCATAAGCATAATTACCACCTTGCGTTCTCTTATATGCTAGGTAGCTCGTTACTATATCACGATATTCTTTCGTACATTGATCGGCAACATTACCTACGGTTTTTGATACCATAGATTTACCTGACCCTGTAGGAGCGTTGCAGATGACAAACTTATAGCCATCAGTGAACGCTTGTTCAATATTCTTTAGAAGCTTTACTTGTGTTGGATTAGGATCGTATCCAGATGGAAAGCTATTAATTAGTCCAGTTAGCACACCTAATTATACCGTTGTTCCTTTATTAGGCAATATGTAAAGCAAGTTGTCGTAAAATTTTGATTTAGAACTACAATCTAATAATTTTATGAATAGGGAGTATTGTTCGGGTACAAAGGAACTTATACGGTAGTTAAATATTAACCTATCTTCCGAACCTTCAATTTTGAACGGGTATGGTATTTCATAAATTTTAATTTTACCGTCAATTTCTAATGAAAGAGCAATATTATACTGTTTTATTTTAAAAAGCGTAAGCTTACCCTTTTTAATAATCTTCTTATCAGTCTTAATTACTATATTTTGTAGTAAAAAAGGTTTTAAGCTTTGATTTACCCTTTCTAAATTTATATTCATGAGTTCATAAAAGCTAGTTTTTGTTCCCCTGACATGGGATATATATTTTCATTAAAATATGTCCAAAATGAATCATCAGCTGGATATTGTGTTATTAAATTAGCTTGATTCATATTAATATTTCTGTATCCTTGCATTAAAATATCCCACACAACAAGTAAATTATCAGCTGCTTCATTTACTTTATGCGGACCTCTCGGTGGTTTGTAGTTTAGAGTAATTCTACCGTTCGTAGAATTTAACAAGTTATATGACTTCGTGCAGAGTATACGACGAGTAGCAGGGAAACCTGCTTTAGGTATTCTGCGCGCAAATCTTAAATCCACTACATTCGTTAAAAGAATAGAATCAAGCGCTGACCTCTGTATTATCATTTTTTGGTTTGCATATACCAAACATTCTTTCTTCGTTTAGAAACACCCCCTTGGCGATTTTACCTTTACCTGTAATTTCTACATTGGAAATGGTAACTCCGAGATTATTTGGAAATATAACTATATCTCCTTCTTTTGCGTACTTTGCATCAGGACCTGCGAGAATCACTCTACCCTTACGCCACGCTTTAGTCATTGCGTTTGTCGGTACAACTATACCATTACGCATAACTTCATCACCGTTAGCTGACTCATCAGCATACTCAACGAGAAGAATATCATCGAAGACGAAACTAAGCTGGTAGTCGTCTAACCCAAAATCACCCCTACCTCCTTGTGTTAAGTCAATTAGACTTCTTGTAGGGGCTAGATTATCAATAGATGCCGTTGCCATATAATTTATTTACTACATGTTTTATGTAAATCAATATATGACCTTAACTCTCTTACAGAGATATTTTTATTACGCGCAATAAGATCTAAATTCTCTTCCTCACTATCCTCCTTTTTAAGCTTTTTATTATACGCGATTCGCTTAAACTTTAATCTCGGAATAAAATAATAATACAATCTATATTGCTGTTGCTTATCTTGAAAAACACTACCAAATCTATTTAAAGTCTCGTTAGTAATAGAAGCCATACCTTTACTATAAAAGGATAACCACCTATTGAACATAAACGGTGCAAATGATTGCTCACCTTCCGAATCTAAAAACTCGGCATTAGTCTTTTTAGAGTAAAATAGCTTATTTTGTAGCTGAAAGAAATTCATTAACTAATTATTTTAGTTGTAGCAATCCACTGATCTTTAACTTCTAATTCAAACGCTTTAATTACAGCATCCATAAATGCCTCTATCTGACTATCATTTAAGTTACTTGAATAAGCGAATCCAGGCGCTTTCTTACCCGCTTGTACATTAATGCCGGTATGGCCTAAAGCAATACCCTCTTTACTATACGTAATTGAAACACTTACTTTACCTTCTGAACGCTTCTTACTATCACTCCCAATAAACTCATCAGTTACCATAACATCATCACCATCCATGTTGATAGGTTTTTGAATAAGTTGACCTAACATACCAGCGATAGTGGTATTGAAGAGACGTTGAAAGGAGACTGCACCTAAAGGGCATAAATTAGGTATCTCCCAGCAGAAGTTAATTGCATCCTCTGAAAAAATATAGTCATTAGCTAATGTATCTTCCAAATCAATTAAATTATCACTTACATACATAGGAGCCCTGAAAGCTACAATATTACCGTAAGGTGAGACTTCTTTCCGAAAAAACTTATACGCGAAGCGATCGTGAATGAGATCGCCATTATATACTTGCTGATCAATAATCATACATTATTGTATAATAAAATACAGCGTACTCAACTAAAGATGTGATATATCTATAAAGTTACTATATACTTCTTCTAAATACGCTATGTTGTGAACCTTGTCTAACAATACTTTTACCTGCCCAACAAGTTTTTATTTTTAAATCGGTAAACCATTCATTCATAATAAAATCTATATTCACAGAATATTCAGGATATTCAATATAGATATCTAATAACTTTTTACATAATGATTTTTTGATAATGTATGAATCTGTACATCTAGTATCATGATTACTATCATATATCTGTTTGTTTTTTATAATTTTTTCAACTTTCAAATTACACCCACTACCTATAAAACATATTTCAAAATCAGATTTTATAAATTCCTCCTTTATTTTTTCATACTCACTAACAAAGTTATCATTTAATAAAACATCATCCTCAAATACTAAAGCATAGTCTAAATTTTCTTTTACTATTCTTTTAAATGTTTCAATATGTTTCATAGTCAAACTCTTTGAACCCATACTAACACCTGTACTAAATAATGATAATTCTTGGGTACTTAAATTATCAGGATTTTTATCTATAACCCATTCAACAAAAGAGAAATTATGTTTTGATATTTCTTGTTCAATATGCTCCTTTCTCTCTACCAATTTATCATAATGAATTATGTATATTTTATCTTTCATTTATTTAACTCCAAGTTAAAAGCACGTTATTGGGTGCTGTATTAGGCACTTCTTTGAATTTCTTAACATTATGCGGTAATATATTAATAAGATCAGTATGAGTATAACCTTCAAAGTTATTATGTATGACATACCCTCTTTTACAATTATTAATAATTTTTTGAATATATTTATCTTGTATTTCCTTCACACACTCTGAAAAAGCGTAGTTACTAATTAATAAGTCACCTGTCAATTCAGGTAAATTATCTAAGCTATAAAAATTAAGTTCTATATCATCTAATTTTTGTTGCTTAATATATTTACGCTGTAATTTTATTACTTCAGGTAAGTCAATAATTGTATAAGATTTAGGTTTAGCATACTGACGTAGAACGGTATACTGACCTCCGTACCCTGCACCTATTTCAACTATATCCATATCATCTAATTTAAGTTGAGATAAATCACTCAATACACTTATATACCGTAGAGTTGTAGGGCTAAATTTACCAAAATCATAATCATAAGTACGGGGTACGCCTATACTATCGTTAACCTTAAATTTTTCTATAATTTTAAGAATATCTTGATTATGTTTAAAGTGATTGTAATACTGATGACCTTCCTCTTTAGTTACATGTTCCAAAATTTCATTATAAATAGATGCCGTTTTAAAAGTCTTGAATACTGTATCATCGGCCGCGGCGGAGTCACAAAAGACGGGATAGTTGCTACCATCAGAAGTACTCGTTTTCATAATATTACTTACCTCTTAGAAGGTTTTATTCCAGCTCTCATCCCATAAATGTATGCAATACGTTTCCGAGCTAATATATTGCATAGGATCATTACCCTTTACTCTTAACCGCGGAAAACACGGGTATGGGTAAAAATAAGAATTAGGAAAAACAACATTTTTACTATTTAAGTTTTTTAAAGCTGTCCTTGTGGTATGATAAGGCCCTGTTGTGTCTATTATTGCCATACCATCATTCCAGGCTATTTCCTTGTCATATGTTAACATACTTGTTATGGTGTCTCCACCAGGTATAGTACCTATTATACTATTTGACATATTTGGGGAAGAATCAAAGCAAACACCGCCAAAAAAATCTAAATCTAATAATTCATCAAAAAACTTTACAATAATAAAATCAGTATCTAGATAGACTCCTCCATGCTCATATAAAATAATATTCCTAAGTATATCAGACTTTTGCCCAAAGTTTGGAGTTTTATCATAAAGTTCTTTATTTTTAAACTCTCCTAACTCTGCAACATCACTATCCCTCCACAACTTATACTCCCATCCGTTTTCGTTGCAGGCTACTTGTATATCTCTACATGCTTTCTTTTGTTTTTCGGGTAATTCACCACCTATCCATATCTGATGTATTATTTTAGGTATTACAGGTTTACCCGGATCGTTCTGTATGTAGTTATTATATACCTCCTTTATTCTATTCCAATCCTCAACTTGCGTCGGTCTATTTAAATATTCAGATGAATAAATCATACCTAAATCAAACGCTTCTTTACGGTTGCAAGCTTTATATTTTTTAAGCGTTTTAAGAATTTGTTTTGACATACCTTCAAGAGTAAAGTATTTATTGTAAATTGTTTTACCACGTTCCAACATTCTAATTTGTGTTTCTTGCGATATACTTAATAGCTTATCTTTTAGTGTTGGTATTTCATCCGCCTTAACTAAAACGCAAAATGACTCGTAATCTATTTCATCTTTAAAAGGTAGCCACTCTTTATCATAAACTATAACTGGTATAGAGTTTAATTGTAAAATTTCGTAAAATCTAAAGCTTTGCGCGCCATACCCTCTAGGGCATAATGAAAACTTAGATCTTGTTGTTATATCTATAAAAAACTCTAATTGATTTTGTGAAATAGTATCAGTCCACGGTTTCATATACAATTTAAAATCCTCATCAGAATCATATATCTGCTTTATTCTATTTCGTATTGGATGTGTATCTGATCCTACAAACGAACAAAATATATCTTTTTTGACTTCAACATTATTATCTTTTGGTATCTTTGAGCAAATTAATGGTAGTGGTATACCGTTACCATTACCACCTCCTTCAAACGAAACGGTACCAGCTGGTAGCATCTCAGCTACAGCATCATCGTGTTGTGATATCGTGAAATATTTAGAGACTGGTAGTGTGTCGAGATAAGGTTGAATGAGCCTCCTACGATTAGCACCTTTTGTATCCATTATATATACATTAGTCCAAAAGATTGGTATAAGAGTGTAACCGGTACTATCAAACTCTTCTTTGTTGTCTAGATAAAAATTATAAAAATACTCCTCCATATAATACCCTTTATGGTAAGGAGGGTAGGTAGGATGGTCTAGGGGTATCCTAAGATTTTTAAAGTTAATTTCCATCTTATTATATTATATACTTTTGTGTGACGTTATCAATATTAAAATATAAATCAATATCATCTTTACCTGGATCTATCGGCCACCAATCTAAACCGGTTTTAAATGGAAATACTATTTTTTTATGATTACCTAAGAAAGCCGCCCACCACGAAAAACTAGATTGTGAAATAGCTATATTTTCACTATACATAAGTGTTTTAAAATCATCTATAGCTCTTGAATCACTATGCGCAGTAAAGTTATCAACTGTACCCTCTGTACTTAAAGTACAACCATTTTCTTTTACGAGTTTTTGTACAGTATCACTTGTTGTATTATCAGTTACTATAATAACCTCTTTATATTTGCTGTCATCAATTAATTTTTTATAGTAATCATAACCTAAAAATGCATTTATTGTAACATAATCTGTTTCTCTTATGTGTAGGACGAGTTTATTCTTATTGATTATTGTATCTTGTACTTTAAATAAACTCTTTAGCTCCTCTTTATAATCTACATAGAATCTACTCTTCTGTACAAACGAATCAACTATAACGTCACCTTCATGGTTGACTAGCAGATCAATATCTGCATACTGATCACCGTAATTTCTAGTATTAATACGAGCACGATGCAGATTACCCACATCTTCTAAATTGCTTGAGATATTAAAGTTAGGTAAACTACCGTGATAAAAACTACAATTTTTTAGTTTACTAAGAATATAACCAAATGTATATTGAAACATTCTATTACCCATCCTACCGGCTGGATCATATTTTACTATTACTCTCATATTACCAATAACATGCCTCTTCAACGACGCTTATATCTTCTGGAGTTTCACTCTCCAGCGGACGAGTCCAATGTTCGTTAAAGAATGGTTGAAATTCTTTTATTGCTTCCCACCTATTACCTTTAATACCAAAAATAATTTGTGTTGCTCCTCCTAGATGTATTCCTGTTTTCCCTATTTTTTTACATTCAAGTGCTAGGGGAAGCCCAGTGTGACCTGTACCAAATATACCTACATCAAACTCTAACTCGTGAACCTTATGAAGAGTTTCATCATATATTTCACGTGAATTTTTATATGGCGTATCTTTTGTAATGGTTATTGCTGTAGGGTATTGCACTGGTATAAGATCAAAATTAGAAGTTATTTTGTTATTCCAAATTTTACCAATATTTGAAAAGTTGTTTGATATAGATTGTGCAAATGGTGAAAAAACTGCAACTTTCTTACCTTCTAGATAAGTTGTCCATGGATCGTCGAAAAAATATGGCTCTAGATGTTGTAATTTTGTGACATTAACATTATTACAGTACCTTTTAAATATATCATTTTCAAACCCCGGAAGAACGTTTTCTCTCCAAATCGGAGCTAAGTCTAAATGCTTAAGATCGGCTAATAATGTATCAGTAAACCAGGTAAAGGTTTCACTATTAACAGGGTACAGCCCAGCAACATCCTGCACCTCTTTTAAGAATAGTTGGCCCCATGGATTAGACTTATTAAGTGTACACCATAAAATTTGAAGCTCGTTACCACCGAGCTTACCAGCTGCAAAAGGGATGTCTTTTTTTAGGTGATGACTTATAAAATTATTTCCATCAATTATCATTAGTATATTTTATTATAGTGTTTGTATAACTCCATCTTAATTTAGGTCCTAACAACTCGCGTATATGTATTGTGTCTCTATTCGCCTGTACTCTTTTCCAACGCTCTAAAAGGCCTTCATACCCTCCATAATAGGCTTCTTTAAACTTAACGTCTTGTTCAAAATAATATGAATAATGGTTAAATCTTTGTGGTAAGAGGAATCCAGGCCCGTTTTTACCTTTTAATTTTGGCGGCTCATGAGTTTCAAATTCTTCACCTTCCCAGTGCCATAATCTTCGATACGTATCTATAGTACATTCACCCCATTCACCAAACACTTGCTGGTTTTTACCCACAAAATAGTTACATATAAAGCATCCTGTTTTACCGTTTTGTTCTTTTAATAATTTTTCAGCTTCTTCTAATTGTTCTAAGGACCATTGCTCATCAACATCTACTTGCCATAAAAAACATTCATTATATTTCTCTTTTACTACTTCAATAGCTCTATTAACTTGCTCGTCCTTACTTATCCAAGCTCTATTGTCAGGCCTTACAACTACAAGCTTATTATGCTTGTTGTTATCTAAAAATTCCGTTGTACCGTCCGCAGATAAAAATTTTTTATGAAAATCTTCATCTGGCTCTCTACACCAAGAGGTAGATCCACCTGGATTTGCTACCCCTTCAACTATTACCCATAAGTCGAATTTATTTAACATTTCGTTAAAAAAATTGTTATGCTCTAAATGATGCCGACCGTTTAATAATATTGTAAATGCTACTCTTTTCATATAATATGTCGACTTAATTTTTTCATGTTTATAAATCTAGGGTTAATATAGACATCACCTAACTGCTTGCAGAATGGTACCCACTCACAATCAATTTCATTATTTTCATCATATGCTGAATGTCTCGCTCCTTTTATTTTATTAATTTTTATAAACGCAGACCCACCAAATGCTGATGTAACTTTAATAGGAGTTAAATTTTTTGGTAAATTAATAAAGCGTGATTTTAAATATATATTTTTAGCAGCTTGTTCTGACATAAACTCTGGTCGTTTACCTATCATCCCCCAACAATTAAAGGGCATCCATTTATTATGTCTTAGAGCATACAAATCATAATATATCTGTTCTTGATTTGCACATACCATACTCCAATCTTCTTTTATTTCAAAATTTGATAATAAACTTGCTATATTATAAGGCTCTACATTAGTTTCGTTAAAATCTAATACGTATAAGTAATCATAATCGCTAAATTTTTCTTCAACAATATCCAAATAGAAGTTTCGAGATTTAGAAATTTTTTCCATTCTTGTCTCATAATTTAAATTACCTAGTGAGTAAAATGTTAATTTAATGTTACCAAGTAGGCTTTTATTTTCTTGTATAGCTTTAACAGTATTGTCATGACTATTTGATTCTATAATTATTAGTCTCGTTTCTGAAAATAAATCACCGAGTTTTTTAATATTTAAAAAAATATCCTTTACTATTTGTTCATTATTACAAATAGTAGCTGCGATAATTAATTTTTTTGATATCATATATTAAATTGTTCTTTTAAAATATCTATCTCCTTCTTTATTACAGGACCAAGTATTCTCTCGAACAACTCATTATCATCCCATATACCATCACGTGTCTCTTCTAATGCTTCAGCTGTCTTATCCATGGTACCACCTTCAGAGAAATGTAGGTGCTTGATTATTATATCGTGATAGTATATTTTTCTATTAATAGATGAGAATAATTTATCTAAAAAGGTATCTTGGAAAATTTCCTTTATCTCGGTCTGTACATACCTACCAACAGTATTGATATAGTCTTTATGAACAAAAGAGTTTACGGCTAAAGGTGGTACATTGACGTACTTATTACCTTGCCCTCTCATACCATCGTTACAATGTACAAGGTATATATTATCTTGCTTTGATTTAAACGTTTCAATTATTTTCTCATCCCAATCTGTAGTCTGAAAAATCATATCATCACCAACCATAGCTACCAAATCACCGGTGCATTCTGTAGCCATTTGATTCCATATACCTGATAGTCCCTCTGCTTTAAATAACCCTTCCGGTAGCTCAATATACTTTATAAAGCTTAGATTATTTGCTATACGCTCGTATAGTTCCTTTTTGGGGTCATCAGAATCTACTCCCAGTACCAATTCTACATTACCTATATCTTTACATGTGGCAAAAACACTACTAGTAAAAGTTATAAACTTATTCAATCTTTCACGACTGGGACATAATAATGATATCTTCATTTTTTAAATTCTTTGAGTATGGATACTACCTTCTCTATTGAAGTATCAGGAACTTGTACCGGGTGTATATCGTGTCTATGTAAAAAATATAATGCCGACTTTTCAATATTTGACTGCCAGTCACTGCGCGGTCTTATAGAAGAATTATTTTCAGAACATGCTTGCTCTTCTACATAATCCAAACTATTAGCTATATCTGACCACCACCAATATGGGGTACTATAACCTGCTTTAGCTAATCTATAGGAATGATCAACATGTTCAAACGCATTAGTATAATTCTCATCATGTAATCCAATATCCTCTAAACAATCTTTTGTATAGAAGGTAACTGCCCCTACACAATGCTGATTAAGAGCTATTTTTATATCACCGTAATCTACAACTTTACGTGGTGTAGGCTTACCTCCACTAATACCAGACTTGTTTGCAGGTCCATGATACCCAAACATAAAATGTTTAATACCAGTAATGTTTGATGCATTGATATAAGCTTTAAATATATCTTTCTTAAATCGCATATCATCCTCAACAAGTATAATATAATCACAGCCCCTATCTAACAAATGTTGCATAGCTGTGTTCTTAGCCACACCTACACCCACACCATTTGTTTCAATATACTCACCTCTTGTACACTTTACACTTTCCCCGTCATTAA